AAACGTCATGAAGGTATGACCGGTCCAGCTGTACTCAAGCAAGATTGGAAGATCTTTTGACTTGGCTCAAGCACTCACTCATTGAAGAGTGGAAGTACGATTTTGCTGAATGGTATGTGATCTTCGAGCATGGTGATATGCCCTGGAAGCTTGCCAAATTACTTAAACCAGGCATTCGTCATGTCTGGGCAGTACGCTGGGATGGATTCAATTGGATCTCTTTTAATCCCAGGCTTGGTGGCACTGATATTCAGGTTTTACCCTTTGGTCCCCAACATAAGATACAAAATGTTGTCAATGATACTAATTGTAGTGTTATAATCCACGTTAATATTCGTCGTGATAATTCCAGGATCCGAAATCCCTGGCCGACACTTTGCACTTGTGTAGAGCAAACAAAGGCTTTATTGGGGATTGGCGGATTAAGAACCTGGCATATTTACACTGCGAATCAATTGTATAAATATTTAATAAAGGAGTGTCATGGGCAGCCGCAAAGATTCTTGGAGTGACGTTAAAAATCCACCAAAGGTGAAAGATCCAGTGGCAATGGGCAAAGCTAATGAGAAGAGAGCTACAAAAATGGTCCAAAAGAGAAGGCAATTCCGAGATGCAGAAAGCGGCACTTCCTCTTTTAAATCCAAAAGTAATAGTCGTAGTTCATTATTAGGTGGATTATGAAAAAAGTATAACATAATTAACAAAGGAGCACCATGGGTAGACGTAAAGCAGAACCAGCTAAACCACCGGCAGTAACAAAAGCTGAAGCTAGGCAAGAGAAAGAAGAAGCTAAAGTTGACGCACAAATAGCAGCTAGAGAGGAAGCTCGCAAGCGTAAGAAGAGAGGTCGTGCTTCTTTGATCTCAAATGATGAAAGAGGTATTACTAGCAATTTAGGCGGATAAGATGGCTAAATATAAAATCCCTAAAGAGCTAGGGACAGTCAAAGAACTGATAGCTCGTTATGAAGCAGCGAAAAGCAGAAAGGATCCCTGGATCAATCATCTTAGAGAATGTTATGATTTTGCTTTGCCGCAGCGTGAAAACTTTTCCCTTCATACACCAGGACAAAAAAAGAATGTCGACATCTATGATTCAACAGCAGTCATGGGAGTCCAGAAGTTTGCGTCAAGATTACAAGCTACTTTAATTCCGCCCTGGCGACAATGGTCCAAGTTAGTTGTAGGATCTGAGATTGTTGAAGATGAGGATGAAGTCCAGGAATATTTAGATGAAGCCAACGATATTCTATTTGATCATATTAATCATTCAAACTTTGCTACCCAGGCACATGAAGCTTTACTAGATCTCAGTGTTTCAACAGGCGCTTTGATGCTAGAAGAAGCCGAGCCAGGTGGTGACTCATTATTACATTTCACTGCAGTTCCGCTTGCAGATCTATATCCAGAAGAAGGACCGAAAGGATCTATTGAAACTGTCTGGAGAAATCATAGCGTTCCAGCCAGGCACGTTGACAGGATCTGGCCAGGCGCTGAGTTATCAGATGAAGCTGCAAGAAAAGTTAAAGATAAGCCAGATGCTAAGATCGATCTGATCGAAGGCACTGTATTTGCTCCAAAAGAAAACGCTTATTACCAATGCGTGATCGAAAGAGAGCATCAAAAAGTTATATTCACACGTTTTTATGAAGTTTCTCCTTGGATCGTGTTCCGGGAAATGGTTGTACCAGGTGAGATCCTTGGTCGAGGTAGAGTCATGCAAGTGCTGCCAGCGATCAAAACAGTAAATAAAGTTAGTGAATTTGCGCTTCGCAATGCAGCTCTCGCTATTTCTGGGATCTACACAGTAACAGATGATGGAGTAATTAATCCATATAACATTAACCTGGAGCCAGGCACAGCCATCCCGGTCGGATCTAATGATAGTTCAAATCCAACATTACGTCCCCTGGACAGAGCTGGTGACTTCAATGTATCTGAATTAGTTATGGAAGATCTCAGAGAAAGTATTAACAAATGTTTATTTGCTGAACCTTATGGCGGCATGGATTCTCCAACAAAGACTGCCACTGAAATGTCATTGCGTGGTCAAGAGTTGGTTATGGATGCCGGATCAGCTTTCTCCAGGTTACAGACTGAGTTTATTGAAAAGATCATTAAGCGATCTGTCTATATCCTAATGAAGAATGGCAAGCTTGGTGACTTTAAAGTTGATGGTAGAGAAGTAACGATCAAGCACACTTCACCATTAGCCAGGGCCCAGGATCAAGAAGATATGTTAGCAGTGCAGCAATACATGGAAATGGCAATGGCGCTTGGACCAGAAGTATTTGCTTTAGGAACCAAGATGGAAGATATGCCGAGTTATATAGGTAAGAAGCTTGGTATTGATCAAGAGCTTTTAAGATCACAAGAAGAGAGAGTTGAATTGCAAGCGCAAGCAGCGGAAGCAATGCAAGCACAACAGGAGATGCAAGATGGCGGAGAGCAGTTGGGATAAATTAGATTTAGATGGCGAAGAAATACAAAAAACCAGGGAAAAGAACCAGGCTAAGTCCCATGAAATAGCTGGTCAATTCCAAGAATGTTTTAGTACAGATGCGGGGCAATATGTTCTGGATCGGTTGAAATCTATTACGATTGATAAACCAGTGCTAAATCCGAACTCGACACAATTTAGTGCCGGGATAAGAGAAGGTCAAAACAACATTGTAAGACAGATCATTGATCAGTTGTCTTTGGCAGATAAAAAATAACTTTGGAGATAATATGAGCGAAGAAGAAACTTTGATAGAAGAAAACCCAGTAGAAGAAACTGCAGCAGAAGAAGTAGTTGAATCAACTGAAGTCGAAGCAGCTGCGCCAGAAGAAGGTGAAAAACCAGAATGGCTCAAAGATAAATACAAAACTGTTGAGGACCAGGCAAAAGCCTATGCCGAGCTTGAAAAGAAGTTCGGAGGTTTTACTGGATCACCAGAAGGCGATTACGAAGTCAAAGCACCAGAAGATCTGCCAGGCGAATTTGATATGGAGGATCCTAGGCTTGATTGGTTCCAAAACATGGCAAAAGAAACAAACATGAGCCAGGACACATTTAATAAGATGTTGCATGGCTTTGCCAAGATGGAAGTTGAAGCCAGTGATCCAGAAGCTGCTAAATCAATTGAGATCCAGGCATTAGGTAAGAATGCGAATGCCAGGTTAAGAGATCTTGGTGATTGGGGTAAAGCTAATTTAGATTCAAATCAATATGAAGGCTTTAAAGGTTTGGCAACGACAGCAGCCGGTGTCCAGGTATTAGAAGCTTTAATTGCTAAAACAGGTGAAGGCAAAATGCCAACATCAAATACAGTAAGAGCTCCAGCATTAACACAGGATATGCTAGACGATATGGTTAAAGATCCAAAGTATCAAACTTCCGCAGCATTTAGATCTGAAGTGAAAGAAAAATTTGAACAGCTGTATGGACAATAAATCTTGGCACAAAGGAAAACCATTGGCCTGGCAATCGGGTTGGCTTTGTGCAAAAGATGGAAAGCCACATGATCTTGTGTATGGACCAGAAAAAACAATTGAACAATACAAAGCGGGATATGAAGCTTATGAAAATTTCTCCCAGGTTCACTGCCAATCTAAGAAGGTTCGATAGCTCTCCTCATATTTCTCCGGCCTAATTAGATACAAGTGGGATTGATTACCCTAAGTAATCACTAAAAAAGATACAATTTGTTGCAAAAGATATTAAATGTAGCGTACAATCAGAGAAAATCCAACTAATGGACACTTCTTTATAGAACCCAGCCAGGAAGGATTCGGCCCGCATGGTGCGGACACCCGGCAAAAAGGTAATATTTAAACTAATATAAAGGAGGACTTATGTCCGCACAATTATCAGCAGCCGCCCAAACGCTGTTTGACTCGGAAGTCAAGCACGTGTTTCAAACAAATGGCGGTCTAAAGGACACTGTAACGAATCGTAATGACGTTATCGGTGATATTTATAAATTCAGAGCAATGGGTAAAGGCCTAGCAAATCAGAAAGCTACTTCAGCTGACGTTGTTGCAATGGGTATTACGCATTCTTTGATCAGCTGTACACTCGGCAACTGGAACGCGCCAGAGTACACAGACATCTTTGACTCTAAAGAAGTAAACTTCGATGAAAAGACTGAGCTTCAGCAAACTATTGCTGGCGCACTTGGTCGTCGTCGTGATCAGCTTGTTTTAGATGCAATGGACGCAGCGACTGCGGGCACAACAATTGCCCATGGTTCAGCGGGATTAACACTAGCCAAGCTTATTACAGCTTCAAAATCATTGACTGATAAAGGAGTACCATCGAGCGATCGTCACATCGCAGTATCAGCAGCTGGTCTTGAGGATCTATTAAGTGTAACTCAAGTACAAAGCGCTGACTACAACTCAGTTCGTTCTTTGGTATCTGGCGAGCTAGACACTTTCATGGGTTTCAAATTCCACGTTATTGAATCACGCGCGGAAGGCGGACTAGACTTAGCGTCTGGTGTTCGTGAAGGTTTTGCTTGGCATTCTTCAGCAGTTGGACTGGCAACTGGAATGGAAATCACTGCGAAAGTAGATTGGGTTCCTCAGAAAACATCATGGTTATGTAACGGAATGATGAAAGCTGGTGCTGTTGTTCGCGATGCAGATGGACTTGTTTCTATCTTCTGGCAAGAGTAATTAGTTGTAACCGAATGGCGGTATTCCAATATGGGGTACTGCCATTTTTTTTAAGGAATTATTATGGCAACATCAATTGAGATATGTTCTAACGCATTAAATTTGATAGGCCATGGCTCAATCGCTAGTTTCACAGATGGTGGAGCCGGAGCCAACATTGCAGATGCTTTATACGAAACTACTTACAAGGATCTGTTATCACAACATCGCTGGAGATTTGCTTCAGCTAAAGTCACTTTATCGCAATTAGTAGCTACTCCAGTTAATACCTGGGATTATGCTTACCAGCTTCCGGCTGATTATATTATTGCAACATCAGTTTATCCAAACATGGACTATGAGATCTATGAGGATAAACTTTATACAAATTCACAAACTGTTGATCTGGATTATGTTTACAAAGCTCCAGAAGCAGAAATGCCCGCTTATTTTCAAAGGGTTTTAGAGTACCTTCTTGCTTCAGTATTTGCAATTGCGATCACTGACAACTCAAATAAAGCAGAAGAGTATCGTCGTATGTTTGACTACAATTTAAGAAGGGCCAGGTTTACAGATTCCCAGGCTCGACCAACTAAGGCTATTGTCGATTCTCCATTTATTGAGGCCCGCCAGTAATGCCAAAAGTTATTACGCTGCAGACTTC